ACTACAGCTCTTCTTGATGTAAAGTCACCACTATAAGTATCTTCATAATTAACAGTATTTAAAATTATTGGTATATCTCTTTTGATTTGTAATTCAGGAACAACATTCATTGTAACTGTATATTCAGGTTGAAAGAATGGTAAAATTTGTTCAATTATTTGTAAACCATTTTCAGCTGTTGCTGTAAAAGAATATAAACTAAAATTAATATTGTATGGTACAGGTGTGTAATTAAAGTTTTGTTTTTTACCTTCTTCACTTGATTTAACTCTAATGGTTTTATTCATCTTATTAAGTTTTCTACTAGAATCATATGATAGACCAGTTATTTCAAAACCTAATCTTGGTAAAGTTACAGCAACCTCTCTATCATTTGCTAAATTAGCTTGTTGTTCTAATCTAACTATAAATTTTTCTTTTGGCGCATATGCTAAAGGCACTCTAATTCTTTTTGTAATTGCACCTGTGCTACTAGTATTTTGAATAATAATATTATTAAACAATTGACCAAATGCAATAGTTAATTTTCTTAAACCTTCGTTATAAAAATGAGTTCCAAACATTATTCGTCAATCTCTCCAAATGGGTTTCTTTCAGTAAAGTCTAATATATCATCTGATAAATCACCAACTGTATCGTAACCTGCTTCAGTATTCATATCTAGGTTACCAGCATAAGGTGATTGTGTTGCGACAACTTCAGCACCTGTATAAGTTTCGTTCATTAATAACGCTGGTTGACCTGTCGAATAGTCATGGAAGTCTTCGAGTACAATTGAACCACGACCTGTTAATACCTCTTGACCATACTCTAAAGTAAATCTATGTGCTATTTCGTTTAATGAAAACTTATCTTCAGTTTCATCAAGCACTTCATTGCCAGTATTAATTTCTTCGCTTGAGTATTCCCAACGAGTAACTTTTAATTTATAAACAGGCAAGTTGCCGAGTTGATAGAATGGCTCTTGGTCTTCTACAAACTGAATTTCAAAATAAGAATTTAATAAAGGTACAAATACTACATCACCCTCATTAGGTCTACCTGTAGCAGTTAATGTAGCTTTATTTGCAACATGTTCCTCAAATCTTCTTTTAGATAATACTAGTGTTGTATCATCTCTAATTTCTAAACCAAACTTATTGATGATTTCATTTTCGCCTGCAAAACCCTCATTGGTTTCAAAATACATTTCTAATAAGTAAGAGTCATCAAATCTTGAAGATGTATCTTCACCTAAAACTAAATCTCTATTAACAAGTGTACGAGGTAAGTAATAGATATCCTGTCCAAAAATCTTTAGACTTTCTATTATTATATCTTCGTGTAATCTTTTTTCAGCTGCATTACCAATGCCTCTGCCACCTTGAAAATAGTGATTTACTGCCATGATTTTCTATCCAATCATCATTGCTGGATTTAATTCAAAGGTACTTCTAATCTCTACTTCTAATTTTTCAATGTCTTGTAAAGCCTCTGAATATATTTGTCTTCCATTTAAAGTAACTCCACCAATCATTGCTACACCATCAAATTTTGATAGGTTAGCACCCCATTGTTTTTTAAATAATGATGTAACATATCGTTTTAAGAATATGTCATTATATACATCTGTATGTGTATCAGGATCCATTTTTCTGTATGCTTCAATAACAAGAAATTCGCCTACTGCTAAGTCATTTGTCCAGTCCATGTCAATAAACAATCTATTGTCATGTTGATTAAATCTCAAAGGTTTTTCACCTACTAATATATGGTCTAAAAAGTCTAAATGTCTTAACACAATATCATAATTAATCATACTTGTAGATGAAAAATCATACAGGTCATTTAATCTTAATTGATATCTTACATCAAACAAATTCATATTTGATTTATTTGAAAATGGAAATATATTGATTACAGATATAACACTTTCAGGCACAACTAAAAAATTATTACCCTCTGTCCATGATGTAGTTACTGAATTTTTTGTTACTGATTCAGACGAATTACCAGTCATTCTAGTTTTGTCTGCTTCAGTATATTGATATTTTAAATATGCTCTTTGAATACCATCATAGTGATATTGTGCGAAATATTGTAAGGCCTCGTCCAGTCTATCTTCTAGCTGGTCATCATCAACATTTATTTCAATGACAGGCTTACCTAATGCTCTTAAAGCATATTGTTTTAATGTTTCTCTTGTTGCTGGAGTAGCCATAATTCTTTACCTTTTCTGGTATATTTATAAGATAAATTACACTAGGTCAAAAGATATGCTAATTCTATCTTCTTGTGTAGTATTAGGTGGTACATAGTGAGTTAACCATGAGGGAAATATTAACAATTCTCCGTTCCTTGCAAAATGGTCAAAACTATCTGCAAAATGTTCACCAAAATCTAACTTACTCCATGCATAACCATATAGTGGACTAGGGTGTCTAAAATTAATTCTACTATCTTCTTGAACACTTACATAATATACACCTGAAAATGTGGCGTCCCTATGAACATGAGGAATATTAAAATCTTTATATCTATTAATATTAAACCATATTTGATTTAAGCCTATTCTATTGTTTATAGAATAATATTTTGAGGCATTGTTAGCTTCTGAAACAATGATACTAATTAATTTTTTTAAAGGTGGAAAATCATGTTGTAAATTTTGTATGTCCATGGTCTGAAAACCTCCGACATTACTCATTTTACGATAAAATGAACCAGATTTTTCAACTTTGTAAATATAGTCTTTTAATACTTCATTATCAATATCTAAATTATTTTTATAGTGAACATAAGTTGAAAATAAATTATTTAAACTCATAATATTACCTTATTTTCGGAAACAAATTGTCTTGACAGAATAACTTAATATCATCTTCAGGTAGACCAAGAGTTTGCATAACTCTAGGTGTGTGAGGGTTTTGTTGTTGATGTTCACAATAATAATTTTGTGCGTTAATTACATCTTCTTTTTTTGCCTCACCATGATGATTTTTAATTTTATCAATATAGTTTGCCAGATTAGACACAGCCATTGTACATATCTGATTTAATTCTTTTTCTTCTTGTACATTGCCAGCAGCTATCATACCACCACTAAAGATTGCTTTTGCCCAATCTGGTAACTCTCTCTCTTTACTCGGTTTATACCATTTAGTTTCATTCTTAAACCACTCTGTAAGAGGATGTTCTTTCTGTAATAGAGGACTAAAATCGTGAAAAGCACCCGTAACTTTCTTTTTACCTGCTATAATATCAAAACCATAAATTGGTCCACCATTTGTTAATTCTGGAAACAAACATACATGTGCCATCCATAAACCTTTTGTATCTCTAGCGTCAACAACATCTACATGAGCTCTTCTAATCCACTCATTTTTCCATGTTCTATTTGTCCAACCTGGTTTGTTAAATCTTTCCATGCCAGGTTCTTTATATTCCATTAACTCTTTATTAAGTAATCTTATTGTGTCTTGTTCCCACTTAATCAGTTTTTCCCAAATCATGGAGCTCCTTCATTTCTTTAAATAATTTTGTTGCGCTTTCAAAACAATATCTTGCTTCAGGAACAACTGAATGCTCATAAACATTTAAATATGTATTGATTGTTTCTTTTACCGTTTGTCTGTAATCTCTAACTTCATTATGTTTAAAAATATAATATCTATTAGGACCTGGTGTTTTTGATTTTATCATCTGACCACCAGATAAATCTCCCATATGTCTAACATAAACATGAGCGTATAACTTCATAGCTTCATCTTGTATTGTTTCAATATGAGCCACATAATCTTTTGTGCTTTGAGTTATTTCTGGTGGATTGTCAATATCTTTCCATAAAGATTTATAATCATAATGTATATGTTCACCTCTTAATAAATTGGGTGTATCTCTAAACAATGAATTATGTAAACCATATTTTTCTAATACAGAGTAACATTGTAATTGATTATATAAATATGTTGCATATAATTTTTCATCTATTTCACCAGACATTAATATTTTTACAAACGCTTGTCTTTCAGCGTTTTTATGATGTTCCCAGGTTAATTCTTTTATATCTAACATATTATATTGCGTTTATTACAAATCTAGGAAAAAATGATTTTTTAGATACACTTAATAAAGGTCTGTTATCATACATACCATTATAATATGGTCCTTTTTTATCGTGATAATGTAAAAATACCTGTGCATGATTTAATCCTAAAAAAGGTTCTCTATGATGTTCTACATCATGACCTTTGTAAATTACCATATCGCCAGGATTTAAATTAATTTTTTCATCATTAATATAAAAAGGCCAAACATATTCATAATCTAAATTTGATATATCATAACCTAAACAAAGTGTGGTCGATATTTCACATTCAGGCCTATCTTTATGTTTTACTAACTCTGTATCTTTTTGATATAATCTAAAATAAGAATATTGAGGATAAACATCTAAACCAGTTGTTTTATTAATAGTAGGTGTTGTTTGTGCTAATAAAGTTTCCATCAATGTATCAGCATAACAAGAGTAATCACCAGGTGCTTGAGGGTCTTTATTAAATGTACCGTCCCACTCTAAATCATATTTTTCTGGACAGTAAGTCATTTTAAAGTCAACTGCTTGTGTTTTTATTTTAATATAATTATAAAATAGTCTGCAAATATCAGCAGACAAATAATTTTTTATGACTAGATATTTGTTATCTTCAAAAAATTTAATATTTTTCATCTAAATGGTTCTCCGCTTGCCCACATAACTAAACTATATCTAGTGCCTTTCGTAACAGGTGTTACACTATGATATGTATAACTAGGAAAAACTATCATAGAGCCTTGTGGTCTAATTTCAGTACACTCATAATACCTTTCTTTTTCAACATGATGTCCATAATCAAACATCAAATTGCCACCATCATAATCTCCAGGTGTATTTAAATTAATAGTAGTTGATAATTTTCTAACTTTGCCTATTAATTCTTCTTTTAAAGTATATCCTTCTGGTGGTTTTCCGTTTTTTCCTAATGGTTTATCTGTAATACCATGTATGTATCTTTTTAATTTTCCGTTATGGTCACTAGGTGCGTCTGTATGCCAACCATAAAAACCTCCTGGACGATAAACCGTAAATTGCAATGATTCTACTAATTGTATATCATATCTCCATCCAGCTAAAGAATTAGCATCCATTAATTTTGGTATTACTAAATCATAAATCCACTTATCATCTAACCATGCAACTTCACTATCTCTAACATAGACATTTTTTAAATTTATATTTTCTTTTTGAATTTGATTGAAAGATTTGTCTGATTGTGGAATTAAACGACTATCACTTTTTTCTAAATTACCTTCGGTAATAGCTTGTGTGTTAATGCCTTTTTGTTTATTCTGGTTTAATTGTTCTAAACCTCTGTCAATTATTTTTTGACACTCATCTGGCGTAAATTCTGATTGAAAGTACCAATAGGTATTTTTATTGTCCATTATTTAATTCACCTTTCTTATAAAATAATAACTAAAATTATTTATAAGACTAATTTTTAGCGTTTTCTTTTATAGCTAAAGCTAATAAAGTATCAAATTTTCTAATGTCATCACAAAATGCTACGATAGGATATCTAACATCATCTGCTTTTGTTGATTTAACATAACCTTGTTTTACAAAATTCATATTTACTCTTTCAGAATATTTAATGAAAGGACTATTTTTTAAATTAAATTCAGGCGTTTCTTTTACCTCAAACATAACAGATAACTCATTAGCAAAATCATTAAGATTTCTTTCTTTTGCTAATTTAATTACTTCTTCAACTAATGTGTTATGAGATTGTTCTAATTGTGAATAATCAAAATCTAATACTTTTTTATCTACCATAATAACCTCTTAATTATATTTAATATTAATATGCGACAACAACTATACCGTTACCGCCATTACCACCTTGTCCACCTTGAGCGCCTTGAGGAGCGTCATGTCTTGCACCGCCGCCTCCGCCGCCTAGTCCGTTTGTACCACCTCTTCCACCACCAGAGCTTGTTCCAGGATATCTACCACCTGAACCTCCGCCACCTGGTCCACCAGCACCTGATTGGTTTGAGTCAGGACGGAAACTTCCGCCTCCACCGCCACCACCATATGTTACAGGAGAACCTGTAATATTTGAAACTCTACCAGGACCACCTGTTCCTGCGACATTAGCATTAGGATTAGGACCCCCATTGCCACCTGCGCCACCACCTGCACCTGAAGAGTGATGAGGTCCATCATTTCCTACAGCAGCATTTCCACCGTATCCATATGTACCGCTATCACCTGATTGTGTGCTTTGTGTTCCTGTTCCACTTGAAGAACCATATTGACCACCTCCACCAGAACCACCATCGTTTCCTGAAGGAGCGCCACCGGCGCCTCCGCCTTTAGCAGTAAGTGTTCCAAAAGTTGAGTCTCCACCATTTGTACCTGTGTTAGTATCAGGACCACCTGAGCCTCCACTTCCTACATTACCTCCAACATTTCCACCTGGTGTTACAGAAAATCCTGGATGGTCTATCATACCGCCGGCACCTGCGCCACCGCCTGAACGACCTCCACCGCCACCGCCTCCGGCAACGACTAAAACTTTAACTTGTGATACGCCTGAAGGCACAGGCCATGTAAAACTTCCTGTTGATGTGTAAGTAGCTACAACTGGCGCATTTACTTGAATTTTAAATTGTCTTGTACCTACTAATTCATCACCAGTTGCCTGAACGGTAAAAGTTGATAATGTATTTGAACCAACAGCGTTTGCTGTTCCTGTAATAGCACCTGTTGATGAGTTGATTGATAAACCAGATGGTAAAGAACCTGAAGATATTGAAAAACTAGAACCTGGGTCTGCACCACATAAAGCGGCTGCTGAAATACCAGAAGCTCTACTTCCGTCAAACATGGTAAAAGTTGTATCAGCAGACTGATACCAACCTGGCTGTCCTGTATCATTTGTTATAGCGTCAGCTAAAGTTGCTGATAGACCTGAAGCATTTGTAATTTTAAGTGTGTATGGTGAGTTAGATGTATCTATTTGTGTTCTTGTAAAGGTAGCAGTAAGTTGAGTTGTACTATTTCTTGTTAATGATTGAGTTGAAAGTGTTTCACCAGTACCTTCTAATGTTACGACTGCACCTGTTGTATCAAACAAAGAACCTGTGATAACCATGGTAAAATCACCACTACCCTCGTTATCAATAGTTGATGTTGTTACAGATGAACCACCGTCAATAGTAAAACTTGTAATTACAGGTGGACTATCAATAGATTTCCAAGCAGAACCATTATAATATTCCATAAGGTCAGTAGTGGTGTTGTATCTTAAAAGACCCTCACCATTAGTAGTATCTCTTTCACCTGTAGTACCTTTAGATATTCTTTCTCCAACGGTACCTGTAAATCTTCTATTCTTACCTGTAAAATCTCTTAAATCACTCATACTTTTATTTATCCCTTTTAACTATTTATTATAAGTTTTGTGTTAATTTCCATCCGTAAGTTGAACCAGTATAAACTAATTGTATACCTGCGTCTTCAGTAGAAACGGTCATATCGGCAGATTGACCCATAATTTTTAAACTATTTCTACCTATTGTTAAATTATTTGTATCAAATGTTCCTGCTAAATCAACAAAGGAAACTTGGTCACCAACTTGTGGCGAAGCAGGTAAATTTGCTGTTTGAGCACCTGAAGTTGTGTCAATAAAATATCTATCATTAGCAGCTACAGATAAAGCAGTTGAACCATCAGCAGTATGTGTTGCCCAAGGATTACCACCACCTAAACCAGTCCATTGTGTTCCGTTATATCCTTCCCATGTTACTAGAGAAGAGTTATATCTGATACCACCAGTTTTTAAATCGCCGCCTGTCGGTCTTTCAGCTGTTGTACCTGTTGGTGGAACAAGATGTCCTGTTCCCATTTGGTCTCTTTGAGTGTAACCTACAACAGCTCTTTCTGTTGGAACTGCCGAGTTACTATCATTTGATAATGTTTCGTCTGTACTAAATTCGTTAATTGTTGCACCTAATTGAGCACCAATAGAACCTAGTTGTAATTCTGATAAACCTGAAAGGTCAAATGCGTCTGCGTTTAGTGTTGCAACACCAGTTGCCTGTTCAATTCTGAATAAATCACCAACTCTAAAGTCACCTTTTTGGTCAGTAGATGAGAAGTAAACACGACCACCTGTTAATTCGTCAATTTCATCTGATTGGTCAGCAGGTTGAGAAGGACCTCCAGGATAATTTGAAGTAGTAAAATCACCAGTACCAATATCTAGGAAATCGTGACCAGTTAATCGTATATTTGAAAATTTTCCAGTTATAGTAACAGCAGTATTATCTGCTATTGCATTAGCATTTGATACACTTGCTGTTAATCTTACTAGAGCTGTTTGATTTTCTGTTGATGTTTCTGAAACAGCAGAAACTCTGTAATATGTTGAGTCGCCTGCAAATTGAATATTATTTCCTACGCTAATAGCAGTAGAAGAACCTAAAGTACCATCACTTGAGTCAACAGCAATTAAAGCACCTTGTTGACCTGTTTGAGCCGCTGTACTATCACCATGAGAGGCGTCTAGTGTGGCTTGGAAAGTTGAACTATTATCTTTTGTAATTGTAACAACTTCACCTTGTGTAAAGTTACCACTTCTACCTGTGATATGAATAAAATCTAGTGAGACATTTGTTCTAATAATTGTAGCAGTAGCACCTGAAGTAACACCTGTAATAGCCGCAGCTGTTGGTGTTCCTGAAGTTGTTACTGTATCTGCAATATCACTCTCTGTAGCAGCGCCTACAAATCCTGTAGTAGCATATTTTAACATTTCACCACGAGAATTTACTGAAACTGCCGTTTCTGAAGTTAATGTACCCTCTGCAACAGCACCTTTTTCACCATAAGCAGATGAGCAGTTTAGACCTCTAATAAAACCACCTGAATGAGCGTAAAATGATTTATCACAATAGTAAGTAAAGATAGAAACCATCTCACCACGACCGCCTGCTAATGCATGAACACCAGTACCATCAGAGTTAATTTGTGTAAAGTCATTTGCAAGAATTGATTTATTACCTGCACTATGTAAGTTACCATCAATTTCAATACCTGTTGCGTTTGCATTTACCGAAGAACAGTTTTGAACATATGGCGAAGCAGTTGTAATTGAACCACTAGGGTCTAATGAAGTTACAGCAGCTTTACCTGTTCCTTTACCTGTTGGTGTGGCAGTTAAACCTTTAAATGACATTTGAACAAGGTTAGTTGTATTGTTCATTAAGAACATGTCAGAAGCATTATTATCTTGTAAAGAAGCAACCGTTAATACTAAATCTGAACTTGGAGTACCAATATTTGCTTTTGGTATTGTGATTGTATTACCTACTGCAAAACCCACACCACCGTGATAAATTGAAACAGCTGAAACTGTATTGCCTGAAACTGTTATATTAGCAACAAATGAAGCAGTTACACCATTACCGTTTGTAGCACTAGCGTGAACATAATTGTAAGTACCGTTAGTAGCGTCGGTAGGATTTGTTGTAATTGAAACTGTTTTAACTTGTGAACCTGTTGATGTAGCAGGTCTAATTTCTGTACCTCTTAAAGATTCACCTTGAACCGTAACGCCAGTTGGAATTCTTAAAGGTAAATTTTCTCTGTAAACACCATTTTTAACATAAACAACATCACCAACTCCAGCAGAAACTACCGTTATTTTAATTTGTGAAGCACCACCCATTTGGTCTGAACTATCAGGACCATTTGTACTAAAGTCAACTATATCACCAGCAGCGTGACCTGAACCACCGTCTGTTAGTGTAAGTGTAGGTGTTGATGAACCATCTAAAATTACTCTTGCTTTTGCATTTATTCCTGAACCAGTCGAACCTGTTTGTTCAATATCATATGTACCTGGAGTACCGCCTGTACCACCTGTAATTGTATTAAAATCAACAACATCACCAGAAGTTGCCTGCGATAATGCATAGTTAATTGTTTTAAAAGGTAAATATTGTGAACCTGTATTTGAGTCTGAACCTGAGTTTGCAACATAGTAAACATTTTTACCTTCAGCGTTTGACCAAACTGGATCAGTTCCGTCTGTTGTCAAAACTGAACCTACGGTACCAATTGCTAATCTTGTACTAGCTGAACCATTATTAAATATCATATCACCTCTAGTATTGGTAACAGCTCCTGAGTCTCCTTGTGCGATTAGTTGCCAAACGGTAGCGTCTGTGCCTGGTGTAATATTTGTTTGTCTATCTTTTAACATTACATAAGAAGATGAAACATATCTTACAACATCACCTACATTGTAAAGTGTAGCTGAATTAAAAGCAGCTGATTGATAATCAAAACCTTTTACTAATAAATCATAGTAAGATGAGTTAGTTGTACCATCTGTATTTGCTGGATATTGTGAAGAAGCGCCAATATTAACTTTTGCTACATATGAGTTACCACCATACTTAACAACATCACCTGTTTTGTATGTGTTAGCGAATGTAAATTCGCCTGTGTTATTGAAACCTGTTGTTACTACATCCCAATATGAGTTATCTGTTGGTGTATTACCAGAACTTGGCGTTGAATTTACATATACATAAGTGTAACCACCGTAAGTTACAATATCACCGTCTTGATAAGTTGTACTTGCACTATAACTATCTTCAAATTGTAAACCCTCTGTGAATACTTGCCAGTTTGAACCTATTGCAAAAGTACCAGCTGAAGTATGTTGTAAAATACAACGATATTGAAATGCACCAAATTTAACTAAATCGTTTAATCTGTAGAATGTTGAGCCAGCCCAATTACCTTTAAAAAATAAACTTTCTGAATGTAATGAATATTTACTTGCTGATAAATCTGTATAAAAATTTGCGATTGTAGATTGAGAAGTATGATTAGCAGTTACAACATATGTATTACCACCATATTTTACAATATCGTCAATCAAATAGGCAGTTGATACAGCCCAATCGCCACGCCATTTAAATTTTAATCTTCCTAGTACGAAATCTGCCATGTTTTTACCTTAATACCATATATTTATACTACACCGACCATGATGTTGAATTAACAATTGAATTTCCATTATAAGCTGCAAATTCACTATCTAACACATCATCTGGAAAGTTTGTTTCATCAATCGGCATTTTTCTGTTTGTTACTCTTACTAATTGACCATCACTATTTAATTTGTAATGGTTTTTGCCACTTTCAAATTTATATTGTTGAAAAGTGTCAGTTGATTCGTTTTTATATTCTTTATCTATTACTTGTACATATATCTCAGCTCCATTATGTGGTGCTCTAACAAAAGTTAAAGTTGTTCCTGATATTGTGTAATCTGTTGTAGCCGTTAGTCTGGCTCTATCAACAAATACAACAATTTGGTCTACTTCACGACCTGTATCTGATAATGTAAAAGTTGTATCAGAACCATCACCTGCAAAAGTTTGATTTTTGCCTGAAATAAATTGTTCTTCTACTGCGACATAATCAGCGTCGCTTGATAATTCTGTTGTGCCACCATCATTGCTAAATGTACCAACATTTGCGTCCCTTAATGTATAGTATAATTTACCGTCTGTTGTTCTTCTTAATCCGTGAAAAGATTTGTCAAATGCATTTGCACCTTTACCTGAAGAATTAACAATGTGATTTGTGCCTGTAGCCATCTATTAAGTTACCTCTAATATACTTGCAAACGCCTCAACATCAACAGACGAACTATCTGGATTAGGGTCTGCATAAACTCTTAAAATATCACTTGGTTCTAAATTTATAGGTTTATCTAAAATCAATGTATTACTTACATCTACATCTAAACTTCTACCTACATGAAAAAAAGTTGAACCACCATCTGTTGTTACTTTAACATTTACTTTTGCAACATTTGTTGAACTTTTATTTGAAATATATAAAGCGTGAACAACTGCGTAAGTACCGCCAGGAGCTGTGTACATGTTACCTGTTGAATCATCTAAAACTCCAACATCTAAACCTTGATTTTTAAATGTACTTGCCACTTATTATCCTCCAAACACTATACTATAAGCTAGAGCGTCACCATCCAATGCTACTGTTCCTGTGGCATTTGGTAAAGTGATTGTTCTATCAGCAGTTGGCTCTGCAACTGTTAAAAAAGTTTCATATGCATTTGCCAAATTACCTTCAAAAACTAATTTTGCGCCTTGGTCTAAAACTATATCTGTAATTGTTGAGGCACCATTTGTCATAACATTTTGTAATGTTACTGAACCTGCACCACCAACTTCTTTTACTGCATTAGCACTTGTTTTAGTATAAAACTTACCGTCTGTAACATTAAGTGCTAATTCACCAACTTCTAAAGTACCTGATGATGGTACAGCTAATGCCGTTTCACTTCTTTTTGGTTTAATTACTGTAGCCATTATTTACAATGCTTTTTAATTTGTTTAATTAATTTGTCTTTAGTAAGTCTTTTATCTAATTCAATACCTACTTTTCTACCTAATTTTTCTAATTCTTTTTTAGTTTTATTTTTTAAACCTTTTAAATCTATTTCCCATTCTTTTTTTAACTTCAATGGTTTTATATAAGGTCTTACAATCCAACTTTTAATTTTTGTCCATAGTTTCATTAGAATGAACCTCCGTCAATTGTTGTAACGGTTACATCACCTGAAGAAACCGTGAAATTGCCAGAATTAAATGAAGCAACACCAATATTTGATGTACTTGCTAATTCACCAGCAATAGTTAATTGATTACCTGAAGCAGATGTGTTTAAACCTTCACCTGCAATAAATTCCATAGTGTTTCCAATTTCAACTTGACCTATTGAACTATCTTCACCGCCAAATTTAAAGTTTTCAATTTTTGCACCGTCAATACTACCTGCTAACATTGCATTTGTAATACCTAATGCTTTAACTCTT